ACACGTAATATTTTCCCCTGAAACGGGTAACGCTGCGGAAATTTACGCGGAATTATGCTATAAATATATTGGAAAACCGTACACAATAGGCGAAAATAACATGACACAAGGCGAACAAGTGGCTGCGGAAATGTTTGTTAACGATCATTTTATAGTAATTGACCCTATCGACGAAGATTTAACGCTTGAAAACTTTTATAAATTAGTTGATGAAATTGAACGTACGCAAGAAATAACAATTAACACAACTACAATAGACCCCTGGAATGAACTTACTGAAGAATACATACATTCGGACTTAGGACGCGAGGACAAATATTTAAGTAGAATTTTAGGAATGGCACGTAAAAACGCCCGAAAGACGAAAAGACATAATTGTATTATAAACCACGTACGCGACCAAGCACCAGTAACACAAAACGGACATACATTTTACCCTATGCCAACGGCGCGTGACTTCGCTGGCGGTCAAGTGTGGTTTAGAAAAGGTTTAACTGTTTTAATTCCTTGGCGGCCACCAGCTGGAGTAATAGATAGCGAAGGTAATCTATACGAAGAAAACGAAGTACACTTAAAAGTGGCTAAAAGTAAGCCTAAGGGCGTTTCAAAAAACGGTACTTACAAAATGTATTTAGACGTTGAAAAATATCAATACTATATAAAAGACATGGTAGGAAATAAAATATACGCTAATCGAAGTAAACACGAATTAAAGCCAGTTTCAAACAGTTTCCCGGTACGTAATCCTGATATTGTAAACGGAAAAGAATTACTTTCGTTTAGCGAACGAATGAAGCAAGGCGCATTTGAAGAATTAAAACCAATTGAAAACGCAAATGGCGAAATGACTATGCCATTTTAAATTAAGAAATATGACACCTAAAAAAAAAGCATTTGAATTAAAGTATAAATATTCTAAATTATTAGATTTAAAAAGCACTGATGAATTAGTTTTACAATGCGCATTAAGTGCGGTTGATGAAATTAACGAAGCATTGGATAGGGTTTTGTTTCCTAATCCTTTTGAACAATATTGGAACGAAGTAAAAAACGAAATACAAAAAATATGAGTTTAGAATTTATAAAACGTAAAGCTGGTTTAAACGTAGTTTACTGGAAGATAAAATTTAGCTTAGATAATATCAAAGAAAAACACGAACACCGTACCGACCTAATTAATTCAATGGAAAAAAGCCTAACCGAAGTAGGTGAAGCGGTGCAATATTTAAACCACGTAGATAAAATGTTAATGGCTACGAATAGACGAAACCACGAATTAGAACTTGAAAACATAATGTTAAAACAAGAAAATAAGAGTTTGAATAAGCATTTAGAAATGTTAATAAGCGGTGAAATATGAAGCCAAGAAAATGTAAGTATTGTAAACAACCCTTTGAACCCTCCGTGTTTTTGCAAAAAAATTGCTTCGACCCTAATTGCGTAACTGAATGGATACAAGATGTAAAACAAAAGAACTGGCAAAAGAAAAAAGCGAAGTTAAAATTAGACTTAATGACTGTCCAGGACTATATAAAATTAGCGCAGCAAGTATTTAATAAATATATTCGTTTACGTGATGCTGGGAACGTTTGTATTTCGTGTCAAAAGAAACCATTAAAAGAGAATGCGGGACACTTCTACAATGCAAATAATCATTGGTCGGTACGTTTTGATGAACGCAACGTACACCTTCAATGCGAACACTGCAATACGTATCTTTCGGGTAACTTAATTTACTACCGTGAAAACCTATTAAAGAAAATAGGAATAGAAGAGTTTGAGAATTTAAGTGCTGAAGCTACAAAAACACGAAAGTTTACAATTGAAGAACTAAAAGAAATTATAGCAACTTATAAAAAAAAATGTAAGGAATTAGAACTATATTAATAATTTATATTACTTTTGACAAACATAAAACAAATAAGTATGGAAATTAAATTAAAATGGATTTACCCAACTAAGGTAAAAAACAAGTATGGTTACGTTTATAATTATTTTTACGTTCGTAGGAATAGGAAGTACCTTTATTCAAGTCAAAGATTGGAAGATGCGCAAGACTTTGTAATTAGATATGCTCAAAAGAATAACATTAAAAACATTTACAAATGATTACGGGGTTTGAAGAACACACCAGCGAATTAACAGCTGAAGAAATGGAAATATTAAATATAGTAATTCACGGATTTAGACAGTACAAGAAAAACAACCCGATAAAAAGCGAATTAATAGTAACACGGATGAACCAATATCTACAATTACACGGATACAAAATTAAAATGACTGGTCCGCGTTTACGCAAAATGGTTAATTACATACGTTCAAATGGCTTAATACCGTTAATAGCGACGTCACACGGGTATTTCACAAGCGATTGTAAGCAAACTATACTTGAACAGATAACAAGCCTTCAGGAACGCGCAAACTCAATTGAGAATGCGGTGCAAGGATTAAAGAAATTTTTGTAGTTTTTTTTTAAAACTATTATTATATTAAAAATTTAGATTATATTTGTAGAAAATTAAACAAAGTTATATGAAACATTTATTAAAAAGTCTGGCGGCGTTCCAGCAAGAAGTGAAAGTAATTCACAAAGAAACACAAGGATATGGTTACTCATATTCGGATCTTCCAAAAATATTTAGCGAAGTAAATCCATTACTACAAAAACACGGATTAGGATTCACACAACTAATTAACTCACAAGACGGATTAAACTATCTTAAAACGGTTTTATTTCACGTTGAAAGCGGTGAAATGATTGATTCAAATACTTTAATACCATACGTACAATTAAAAGGAATGAACGACTTTCAAAGTTTTGGTTCGGGCGTTACGTATTTTCGTAGGTATTGTTTAAGTTCAATTTTAGGATTAGTAACTGATAAAGACACGGATGCTTCAGGCGAACAGGAAAAGCCTAAAAAAGAAAGCTTGGATAATAAAAGATTTACCGATGCTTTAAAAGCAATTAACGAAGGTAAAATTACTATCGAAAAGCTAAAAGAGAAATTTCAATTAACTGAAGCACAAGAAAAAGCATTATTGTTGTTATGAAAGGATTATATATTTGCAAAACATATTTCTATAATAGCGACTTAACTAAAGTAATTCCAGTTTTAAAATACGGAAAAACAAATAATATAGAAACACGAATGATACATTATAATAAAATAGCTCCTTATAAATTGTTAATGTTTTTTCCGTGTAAAGATTTTATTGATTTACGGGAATCTTTAATTCAATGTCAATATGATGAATATAGATTAAATAAATCCGAGCATATTATTTATGAAAAAGGTTTGTTTAAGCAATTATTTAAACAAGTAAAAGATGCTGCAACTTGTAAAATAACAAAAAGTAAAAATAAAAACGGTGCAATAAGCCACACAATAACTGATTAATATGAAAGTACGTTGTTCACAAATAGGAAAGATTATGACGAACCCCCGAACAAAGGGGGAACGTCTTTCTCAAACTACTAAAAGCTATATTTTAGAATTAGCAATACAAGAAAAATACGGAATACATAAAGAGTTCTGGAGTAGATACACGGACAAAGGAAACGAAGTAGAACCCGAAGCGATTAAATTAACTGAAAGTGTTTTAGACGTAGGCTTTATTTACAAGAATGAAGAACAATTTTCTAATGAATGGGTAACAGGAAAGCCCGATGTAAACACGGATGTACTAATTGACGTTAAAAGTTCTTGGGATGCGTTTACGTTTTTTGACAAGGTAATAGAAAACGAACTAAATAACAAAGATTATTACTACCAACTTCAGGGTTATATGTGGTTAACTGACAAACAAGAGGCTTTATTGTGTTATTGTTTGATTGATACGCCTTTACAAATAGTAGAAGACGAAATAAGAAGGGAACACTGGAAACAAAACTTAATAAGTGAAAGTTCCGATATAAGAGCTTTTGTAGAAGATAAGCATACATTCGGGCATATACCTATGGAAAAGCGTGTTAAAACGCACGTAGTAAAGCGAGACGATGAAGTAACCGAAGCTATTAAAACACGAATAGAAGAATGTAGAGAATATTATAACAACTTAATTCAATTAATATGAATCCTGAAGTTAACCAAGAAATACAAGAATTAAAAAAAGAACTAAAAGAATTAAACCAATTAGTAAAAGCCTTATTAACGGTAACAGATGAAGGCGGTACTGTAAATACTGATTCTTTAGTAATTAAAATGTTAAAAGTAAAAATAAATAAAAAGTAAAATGGAAAATTTAGCAAAGGTTTTATTGGTTCCTATGGACTACGACGAAAGACGAGAAAGAGTTGTTGAAGCAATTATTACGTATTTAAACTACGATGCGGTTTCAGATGAAAGGTGGCACAGTCCGTTCGACGATGAAGATAGACAAGCAAGGGTACGTAAAGACGCTGAAAAAATAGCGGATATAACATTGGATTATTATAAAGTAGAATTAAAATAAAAAGTAAAATGGAACAAAAAAACTACGGTAGTCTATCTACCAACAAATTTAAAAAACAAGATTCACACCCTGATTTTAAAGGTAATATAACAATCAACGGAATTAAGTACGAATTAGCTGGTTGGAAAAAACAAGGCGACAACGGAGCTTATATAGGTTTACAAGCACAATTACCAAGGGATAATCAAAACGCCGTTAAACAGCCTGAAACGCAGCCTAAAAACGATATATCCGACTTCTTAAATGATTTCTAATGAAAGCGAGTAAAATAATAGCAAATAGCGACGAGTTAACACGTAAAATGTTACGGGAGTACCTACAAAAACACGAACTATCATTAAATGCTTTTTGTTTGGATGCTAAATTGCACCAGTCAAATATTCACACGTTTTTAAACGGCAAATCTTTAACAAGTAAAACGATCCAGCGTTTAGCGAAATACCTAAATGAAAAAGGAATGTAATATGAATTATTTAAAACAAGCATACGACAAGCTTCAATTAGAAGGAGTTTATTTTACACCGAAAAAAGTAGTTACTAAAATACAAAAGGAGCAAATAAATGCGCTTATAAGTAACCCACCTTATAAAAAATAACTTAGGCTCGGCAAAGTCAAAGGTGCGGAACGTAAAAAATTCCGCATTTTTTTTTATAAAAGTATTGTTTATTTAAAAAGTTATATTAATTTTGAAGAAATAATTAAAGCAAAGCACTATGAAAACACAAACTGAAGAATTTAAACAAGCTAAATTACTTGAAATGCAAAGAGATGATTTACGCGCTATGTTACAAGCAAAAACACGAACAGGTGGATTTGATAAAGCAAATAATGAATTATTGCAAAGATTGGATAAATTGTTTTTTTTACACTGTACAAACAATGGTATAGAATTAAGTAAATTTGGAAGGTTAAAATAATTAAAACAAAGCACTATGAAAACACGTAATTGGAAAATTGAAGCAGTAGATTTTTACAACCGTAAAGGATATTTCGATATTAACTTAGGTAGGTTTGGCTCAATGGAGTTTCAATTTGAAGTAGAATTTACAAGAGATGGAAACGAAGTAGAAGATTTACAGGTTTATATTACCCGTTATGATTTATACGACCACGAAGGTAGTTACGTAAAACACGGAATATTAAACAACCGTAATTCAAAACTAATTTGTGAAACATTAGAGGAATTAATTTACGAAGATCCAACTGAATTCGGTTTTGAGTACGAAGATGAAGCTGAAGAAATTTTACACTACCAAGAATTAATGCGCGACGATAGATAATTAAAAAAAAAGTATAACTTTGTAGTGTGAGATACATTCTACTACTACCGTTTTTGATAACCCTATTTATTTTGGATAGGGTTTTTCTTGTTTTGGTATATTGGAAAAGTGCGCATAAATTTGAAAGGTGGGTATATAAAGACGAATTAATATTGGAATCAATGTTTCGTGTTACAATAGGTTTATTAAGTTTTTTAGTTATTCAGTTATTTATTTCGATTTGGTAAATGAACAGTTTTTATTAGAACTAAGTAAACACCACAAAGACTGGATTAAAATTGTAGGCACTTTTGGAGAAGAATTTTACGCTGAAGATATAGTTCAAGAGATGTATTTAAAAATGGCTGTGATAAATAACGTTGAACGGTTTTATTTAAACGGTAAACTGAATAAGAACTTTGTTTGGACTGTTTTAAGAAACATGACTTTTGATTATAAAAAGAGCAAAACACGAATAACAAAAGTAAGCATAACGGAAGCCTACCAGATAAAAGACGAATACTTGCCTGAAATACTTGAAGCAAAGAAACGATTAGAAATAAAGATAAACCAAGAGGTTAAACAATGGCATTGGTACGATCAACTATTATTTGACCTTTACCGAACTTCAGGAATGA